TCAATCCTCCGTCAGCTTGTTGATGCTGGCACCCTCTCCAATCTCCCGGCGGGTCTCAAGGCCCGTGGTCTTCGCATTAAGGGCGACAGCACCCCGCTGATGCCGGGCGAGTTCCGGGATGTGGATGTGCCGTCTGGCGCGATTAAGGACAGCATCACCTTCCTCCCATACAAGGAACCCTCTCAGGTTCTTGCCACCCTCCTAGGTGGCTTGGTTGAGGAAGGTCGGCGGTTTGCGTCTATTGCCGATCTTCAGATTGGTGACGCCAATCAGAACGCTCCTGTCGGCACCACCCTGGCGCTTATGGAACGCGCCATGAAGGTGATGTCGGCAGTTCAGGCCCGGCTCCATGCCTCAATGAAGCAGGAGCTTGATCTGCTGGTGGATATTATCCGTACCCATATGGAAGGCCCATACGAGTACGAGACCGATATGGATGCCACCCGCACGGATGATTACGATGGGCGGATTGATGTGATCCCCGTCACTGATCCCAATGCGGCGTCCCTGTCTCAGCGCGTGGTGCAGTATCAGGCGGCACTGCAACTCGCACAGCAGGCACCCCAGATGTATGACCTGCCTGAGTTGCACAGGCAGATGCTTCTGGTTCTGGGTATTCAGGATCCGGGCAAGATCATCCCAGATCAGAATGACAAGAAGCCCATGGATCCCGTTTCGGAAAACATGGCCATTCTCTCTGGCAAGCCCGTCAAGGCATTCCTGTATCAGGATCACGAGGCACACATCCAAGTTCATATGTCAGCCATGCAAGATCCCAAGATCCTGCAATTGGTTGGTCAGTCCCCCATGGCAAGCCAGATCCAGGCCGCTGCCATGGCACACATCAATGAACACATTGGCTTCCAGTATCGCAAAGAGATTGAGAAGCAGCTTGGCGTTGAGCTTCCCCCGGTGGATGAACACCTGCCGGAAGACATCGAAGTTCAACTCTCCAAGCTCATGTCTGATGCTGCCGCTCGCCTACTTCAGAAGGATCAGGCCGAGGCTCAGCAACAACAGATCCAGCAGAAGATGCAAGATCCTGTTGTTCAAGCCCAGATGCAAGATCTCCAAATCAAGCAGCAGGAAGTTCAGCGGAAGGCGATGAAGGATCAAGAAGACCTTCGGCTCAAGGAACAGCAGCAAGAAATTGAACTTGAGCGTATTAAATCTCAAGAACGTATTGCTGGGGTGAATGCAGGAATCAAGGCTGCATCGCAGAAGCAAACCAATGACCAGCGTGGTGATTATGACGCTGCGAAAATAAAGCTTGACGCATTCAAGGCTGGTGTTGATCTTATGAGGAATCGTTAATGGCTATCGTCACTGACAATGTTCTGGACTATCTGCGGTCAAAGATCAGGACAATCATGAATGACTGTGCCGATCATATCGCTACTGGGTCTGCCACTGATTGGGCAGATTACAGGTATCTTGTTGGTATCATTGAAGGTTTGGCGAAAGCCGAAAGAGAATTGCTCGATCTGAATGAAAAACTGAAAGAGCAAGACTAATCGCCCATTGTGGGTGCTGGGTATCGCACGACCCTGACAGTGTGCCAAAGGATGAATATGCTAAACGTAGATATTAAAATGCCTGAAGGAGAAGTCCGAGGAGCCAAGCAACTCCCGGAACCCAAGGGTTTTAAGATGTTGATTGCGCTTCCGGTTCTGGAAGAACAGACCGATGGCGGCATTTATCTGCCGGATCAGGTTCGTACCAATGAGTCTCTTGCCACTGTGGTAGGGTTTGTCCTGAAGCTGGGTGACCTCGCCTATCAGGATGAAAAGAAGTTCCCCAACGGACCTTGGTGCAAAGAAGGCGATTGGGTCGTCTTCCGTGCATACAGCGGCACCCGGATCAGGATCCATGGCCGCGAGTTCCGTTTGATCAATGACGACACCGTGGAAGCGGTTGTTGAAGATCCCAGGGGGATTTCACGCGCATGAGCGAGGCAAAGAACGAAGATCAAGAGTTCGAGGTTGAAGTGGTGGACGACACCCCGGAACAAGACCGGGGTAAGTATGTCGCGCCAGAAAAGACCGAGAGCGATGAAGACATCTCTGTCAACGATGATGAGATCTCCCATTACAAGGAAGATGTTCAGCGTCGAATCAAGGAGATGTCCTTCAAGACCCACGCTGAACGGCGGGCTAAAGAAGCTGCGGCCAAAGAGCGTGATGAGGCTCTAAAGTTTGCGGAGAAGCTTGTTGAAGAAAACAAGCGCTTCCGCCAGTTGGCTGGCAACACCGAGAAGTTCGCCGTTGATCAGGCCAAGACACGGGCTGAATCCGAGATCAACGCCACTAAGCGGATGATGAAGGAAGCCTGGGAAGCTGGCGAAACCGAGAAGTTCATTGAACAACAAGAACGCCTACAGCGTTTGGTCAATGAGCATGAGCGGTATTCCACTTATGTGCAGCCAGCTTATGAAGAACCCAAGTATGAAGCACCCAAGCGTCAGCCTCAGCCTGACAGCAAGGCTGTTTCTTGGGCATCTCAGAACCAGTGGTTTGAAGCCAATGGTGAGCTTGAGAAAGAAATGACGGGCTATGCTTACGCAGTCAGTGACATGCTGATCCGCGACAAGCGTATTGACCCGACAAGTGATCAGTACTTCGATGAGATCAACAAGCGTGTTCAAAAGCGCTTCCCGGAGTACTTCAAATCTCCTGAGCCGGAAATTGACGTGACGGCCAAGGCCTCGACTGTTGTGGCACCCGCAAGCAGGACCACAAAGACAGTCAGCAAAGTACGTCTAACCCCAACCCAGGTATCCCTGGCGCGCCGTTTCGGCTTAACACCAGAGCAATATGTGGCTCAGTACATGAAGGATTACGGTTCAAATGGTTGACCGCACCCCCCGCGACCTTGAGACCCGAGACCACGAGTATCGGCCCACCTCATGGAAGCCCCCTTCGATCCTTCCTGATCCTAAGCCTGAGCCTGGATATGTCTATCGCTGGGTCCGTACATCTATGATGAACAATGCGGATAACACCAACGTCAGCAAACAGCTACGCGAAGGCTATGTGCCTGTTCGTGCTGAGGATCATCCTGAGCTTATGCTGTACAGCAACCAAGACGGACGCTTCAAAGGCAATGTCGAGGTTGGTGGTCTCCTTCTCTGCAAAATCCCGGAACACATGGCTAAGCAACGCGAGGCCTATTACGGGAATATGGCGCAGCAGCAGATGGAGAGCGTGGACAACAACCTTATGCGCGAGAACGATCCGAGGATGCCGCTGCTGAAACCAGAGCGTTCCTCTCGGACCACGTTTGGCCGTGGGCCAAGGGAGTAATCTCTTGGCCTTTATCCTCAACCAAATCCTAGAAAGGTAACGGAAGATGGCTGCTACGCTTGCTCCGTACGGGCTTCGCCCGATTAACCTGCTGGGTGGTCAAGGGTATGCTGGCTCGACTCGCCTTTACGCGATTCCTGCCAGCTACGCTGTGAACATCCAGTACGGTGATCCGGTGATCATCACCAACACGGGTTCCACCCGTGGTTATCTGGCGCGCTTTAACGCGACCACCACTGCCACGACTGTCACCTCTACGGGTGGCGGCTTTGGTTTTGTTGGCGTGTTTGTGGGCTGCACGTTCACTGACCCGACCTACGGGAAGGTGTTCCGTCAGAACTACACCTCTGGCAACGCTGCCACGGACATCCAAGGCTATGTCGTGGATGACCCGGATGCGCTGTTCCAGATCCAGGCTGACGATACCCTCGCTCAAACGGCTCTGGGCTGCAATGCGGCTCTGATCCAGACGGTTGCTGGTAACTCTGGTGCCAACATCAACTCCGGTGTTGCGCTTGACGCCTCCAGCATCGCTACCACCAACACTCTGCCAGTTCGTATTGTTGATTTTGTCAACAGCACGACCAGCCAGATTGGTGATGCGTACACCGATGTGATCGTGCGTATCAACACGCACTTCCACCGCACTGGCAACACCGGCTCTGCCGGTACCGCCGTATCGTAAAGGAGGCTGTGACCTATGGCTATTAGTCGCGCACAGCTACTCAAGGAACTGCTTCCGGGTCTGAACGCTCTGTTCGGTCTGGAATACAAGCGGTACGCTGAGGAGCATAAGGAAATCTACGAGACCGAAACCTCGGAGCGTTCCTTTGAAGAAGAAGTGAAGCTGTCTGGCTTCGCTGCTGCCCCGGTCAAGAACGAAGGCGCCGCGATTGCGTATGACAACGGCCAGGAAGCCTGGACCGCGCGTTATACGCATGAAACGATTGCGTATGGGTTCTCCATCACTGAAGAAGCGATGGAAGATAACCTGTATGACAGCCTGTCTGCCCGTTACACCAAGGCGCTCGCGCGCTCCATGGCGTACACGAAGCAAGTCAAGGCGGCGTATCCGCTGAACAACGGCTTCACCAGCTACAACTCTGGTGACGGCGTGACCCTGTTTAGCACGGCGCACCCGCTGGTGTCCGGTGGCTACAACAGCAACCGTCCTGCCACCGCTTCTGACCTGAATGAAACCTCCCTTGAGGCGGCTGTCATTCAGATTGCGGCGTGGACGGATGAACGTGGTCTGCTCATCGCGGCTCGCCCGCGCAAGCTGATCATCCCGCCCGCGAATATGTTCGTTGCCACCCGCTTGCTGGAAACGGAACTCCGTACTGGCACGGCTGATAACGACATCAACGCGATCAAGTCCAACGGGTCCATCCCGGAAGGCTACACGGTCAACCACTTCTTGACCGACCCGAATGCGTGGTTCCTGACCACGGATGTTCCCAACGGCATGAAGCACTTTGTGCGCTCTCCGCTGGCTACCTCCATGGACGGTGACTTCGACACGGGCAACGCCCGCTATAAGGCTCGTGAGCGTTATAGCTTCGGTGTGTCCGATCCGCTCGGGATCTTTGGCTCGCCGGGTTCAACCTGACGGCTGGGGCAGGGGGGCTTCGGCCCCCCTGTTTTTTATTGCATTAGGCGCGAGAAAATAGTATGGCTCTTACCTAATGAATTGAGGTGGTAAATGCCATACAAGATTGACGTTTGTGGAATTTACAAAATCGTCAACGCAAAAAATAACCATTGCTATGTTGGTCAATCAATTAGAGCAAAAAAGAGAATAAAAGAACACTTTAGGCTTCTAAGGTTAAATAAGCACACCAACCAACATCTTCAGAACTCATATAATAAGTATGGTGCTGATAGTTTTTATGGAGAAGTGGAAATTGAATGCGAAAACCCTGAAGATTTGGATGAGCTTGAGAATGCGTTTTTAAATGGTTTAGCTTGTTTTGAACAACCTTGTGTTTATAATATCGCTAACTTTGCAAAAGTACCCATGAGGGGCAAAAAGCATACTGAAGAAATTAGGTTAAGAATAAGCGAGGGAAGAAGGGCTTCAACTTTTGATTTTAAAAGTCCTGAATACAAATCCACTTTATCAAAAGCCCAGTTGGCGCGCTATCACTCGGACCCAAAGTTTCTTGCAAGATTGAGCTTTGTTGTAAATAATCCTCATATGTCTTACGCTGAGCGTGCTAGGCACTTGAATGTCCAAACAAGCTCAGTGCGAAGGATGGCAATTAAATACTCCAATCTGAAAGGATTGATTTGATGTTTAGCACGTTCTCCGGTCCTATTCGTTCCGGCACCATCCGCGAAGGCGCGGCCCGTAACACGGGTCTTGTGGTTCTCGCTCAGTCCTACAACAGTGGTGACTTGACCGGGGATGAAGTCGGCAACATTGACACGCTGGCTTTCCGTATCCCGCAAGGCTCTCAAATCATTGACATTGTTGTGGATCAGACGGTTGCAGCTACTGCTGGTACCACCACGGTTTCTGTTGGCAGCACCTCTGGTGGCGCGGAACTGATGGCAGCAATCGCCACCACGGCTGGCGGGCGTTTCCGTGGTACCGCCACTGCCGCTACGCAGGCTGCTTGGCAGACCTCCACAACGGCTGACACCACGGTTTATGTGCGTGTTGCGGTTGGCACTGCCACCCTCACGGCTGGCCAGTTCTATGTGACGGTCTCCTACATTCAGCGGGCATCCAACGGCGCTCAGAATCCCACCAGCGCCTAATAGCTAAGGAGGGTTCTGCGTCATGCAGACAGATATTCTTGCAAGCGCCGTCAGGACAAGTGACGGCGTGATGAACGACCAAGCGGGTAATGCCATTGGGCGTTGCCGTGTGAAGGCGATTTATATCGCTCCTGCTGCTGGTGCTGGTAGTGTTGTTCTAAAGGATGGCTCCTCTGGTGGGTCAACCAAAGTTACGATCAACACAATCGCCAGTGCCACAAGCACGAACTATGTCCTTCTCCCAGGCGAGGGGCTTTTGTTCCAGACGGGTGTTTATGCCGACATCACCGATGTAGCATCTGTGATGGTGTTCTATGGCTAAGACCCCAGCCTGGACTCGAAAGGAAGGGAAAAACCCTGCTGGCGGCTTGAATGCCAAAGGCAGGGCTTCTTATAACCGGGCCAATCCAGGGAAGCCTGGGTTGAAGCCACCGCAACCAGAGGGCGGATCTCGGCGGGATAGCTTCTGTGCCAGGATGAAGGGCATGAAGAAGAAGCTTACCTCAGCTAAGACCGCCAATGATCCAAACAGCAGGATTAACAAATCCCTGCGAGCATGGAAGTGCTGACATGACTGACGCTCATGAAGCGGCAAAGAATGTGGTGGATGCCCTTTCAATAGGGACTGTGGTGGCTACATTGGCTGGCATTCTACCTAGCATTGCTGCGATCTTCACGATTGTTTGGACCGTTATCCGCATCTACGAGACCGATACGGTTCAGAAGCTTCTGGGGAAAAAGCCTCTTCCAGATGCCAGCACAGACTGAGTTGGCTGGGCAAAGCTCATGGAACTGCCCAAAATCACTCCGGTAATCCAGTTTGCCACCGCAGCCTTTGCGTTGGCAGTTGGTGGCTATAGCGCGGGTGAGAAGTTTGGGTGGTTCAAGAATGAGATCTTGGTTTGGTCTCCTGAGCATTTCAGGATTGAGTCAGCTAAGATTGGTCATCCTGTTACCGTAACAGTGGCTCGGATCAAGAAACGGGATGACTGTTCGGTTGAAAACTTTGAGGTGACAGTGCGTGATGGCGCTGGTGTTATTCATCAGGCGACACCAAGCATGACGCGCTTCACAGGGCCTGCTGGCCCTGACATTGATACCTTCA